TTATTAATCTCACAAGGGTAACTAATCTTTTATTTGAAAATGCATTGAATCTTTATCAAATTCAACACCTAAATTTATAAAATTATTTGCATAGAATATATCTATCATTGGTTTATATTCTGGTTCAGAAAATGTAGATTCATTAAATGGTGTTTTTAATCCATTCTCTTCTGGAAATAAATCTATTGCTATTCCCCAACTATGTAAACTCCAAGAATTTCCATTACGCATCTTACGATATTGAAAGCAACCACCAAAAATATCGATTTTAAGCTCTTCTAAGTGACGTTCACCATAATAATATAGTAAGTCATCAAAAACATTTTTAAAGTTATTAGCAACTAGCTTATGACACGACATACGTGTTACAGTAGTATCTAAGTCCCACGCTAATTTCATTGGATAAGGTAATTGAATTATTGTTAAATAATCTTTACCAGTAATATTAGCTTTTCCATATTTATTTATTATCTGTTGTGTTGTCATCTTTAAACATATCTGAAAGGGTTTGTTTCCATCCTTTTGTTACCACTGATTTGAATACACTCATAAAATTATTATTTAAAATAATTGCTGCATTTTCAATAAGTGATTTTACTTCACGTAAACTAACTGAAGCTGCAAAGAATTTTGTAAAATATAAATCAGAGTTATTAATTATATGTTTATCAATAACAAAACCACAAATTATAAGTAACATATAAATTAAAGCTTTGGTAATTGTATCACCTAATCTAGCCGAAGTTATATGTTTCCAACTATTCCATTTTAATATTTTAAATGGTAATTTAACACGTTTAAATGATGCCATAATTCCAGTAATGGTATCTGCAAATATAAGAAATAATACACCATATAAAATAGGTTGAATTGGAGCAATGAAAGTTATTGCTAATAGCGTTAAAGCTGATACTTTATTCAATGGTATAAAAACCATTGCTATTTTCTGTAACATAAACTTAAACATTATTTTAGTTTTGATAAATAGGTTAATAGTTTCTCAACATTTGACTGTTTAGGTTTATACGTATTTATATTCTTATTTGTTTTAATATTTTCCATTAGTTTAAATATAATCCACTTCTATTAGTATTACGTGTAGGGTCTATATCCTCACCAGAGTTAGTTGAATATTCAGGATATAACGTTGAGTTATTACATAAATGAGTTATAAGTCTTTTTTTATAAGATTCTCCAATAGATTTTTGTTTATTGGCTAATAAAGTTAAATCATCTTTATTTATAGATTCAAAATTATCACCACCATTCCATTTTGAAACACCACCATTTGTTATTTGATATGTTGCATATGGAAGATAATAATAAACTGACATATGAATAAGAATATCGTGTATATAATTAGTTTTAAGAGTTAAATAATCACCAGATAATGTATCAGTTAAAATATCATTACTTATTTTATTATATAAATCAGTTCCTAATATAGGTTCTAATTCAAGTTCTTGAGCTACTTTAATAGCTGGTAATAACTTATTAGGGTCTATGTTACCAGATATATTGGTATTTTTCTTTAGTTCGTTTAAACTTATAAATAGTGCTGTTGCCATAATTATTCAGTTATTAAATTTGCAGTTGAACTGCTGGTTGCAGTATCATTATTTTCAGCATCAATTTGGTCTGCATCTTCAGATTTCCAAGGTTGAGTTGTTTTAAAGAATAAATCTAAAGATATACCATTAATAGCTAATAATTCTTTGAATACATCTATTAATTCTTCTCTAAAGTTTGATATAACTTTATTTTCCATATAGATTGAAGCATTTTTTAATTCATCAGCATTACTGGCAAAACCATTTTGAGTTGATAGACCAAATAACATTGGTGAAGTAACTCTATGACCAATCATAATCTTTTCCATACTTTCTTTTGAACCAAATTGGAATTGGTCTGCTGCATCAGTAATAGGTAAATTTTCTATGGTTGTTTCAGCTTCTTTACTATCATTGAAAGATAATAAAATAGGACTACCTTTAACTCCAGAAAACTTTTTATTTATCTTATTTGTAATGTCTGATTTTTCTTCTTCTGTAGAAGCTTGGCCATTATTAAAATTGATAAGCGTCTTACTAGCGAAACCATTTTCAACATTATTTATATGAAAGTCTGCAATATTTTCTTCATATCTTGCATAGATTAATGCTGCTGAATAGTCTGGTGGTGAAAAATAAAACATATTAGGGGTATAACCTTTTATAAAATATATTTCAAGACCTTGATTAGACATACCAAATGCTGGAATTCTTTTAGGTTTTCTTTTACCATAAATGTTGGTCCAATCTTGTGCATAATAATAAGCTTCAACATCACCATTTTCATTTACAAGTTCAGGACGTAATCTTTCAACTGGTATATGTGCAGCTTCAATTATTTTTTTATGGTCCTTTGACCATATAATTTGAATAGCGGCCATACCTTGTAATTTATAATCAAATACTATTCTTCTAATATCCTTTTTTTTGAATATTGATAACATACTAACATAATCATTAGGTTTAATTGCAGCATTTTTTGCTGATAACCCACAACCATATATCATATCTGATATTCCATTTATACAGGCAGCATTAGTTGTTGAATTTAAATATCTATCAATTACATATTTAAAGTAAGCATTATCTTCACCATATTCAACCCAAGGTCTATTCTTAACATATGTTTCAAAAACTTCAATTGGTGGTGTTGTAGATAATGAAACCACTCTTAAGTTTATATTCTTTTCCATTTTATATTATTATTATTGTATCTTTATCGTTATTAGTGGTATATCTACTTATATTCATATCATAATTTTTATAATCATTTTGGTCAGTACAAAATATTTGACCACGATATAATAAATTATTAATTAAATCATAAACATTAAAATGATAAAAATTACCTTCTTCTAAACTATATGAATTGGTTATTTTTAAATAACCATCTTCAGCTATAGTAGAAGCACTGAAACTTATAGTTGATTTTCTATTTGTATCATATAAATCAACATTAACAATACCAACATATGCTCTTGGTATGAATGCTATTGTTTGATTTACTGCTGTTGTATGTAATATATGCATTTATTTCTATATTTATATTCAAATAACCATAAACGATAATTATGTTGTATAAATAACAAAAAAAAGAGATACATATGTATCTCTTTTATAATTTTATTATGAATTTTAATATTAAGTTATTAAAAAATTAGCTGGAGTTTTTTCTTGTCCAGTTAGCGTTAAAGTATATCCGTTGAAATCTGCCATTGCACCACCAGTAGCTGAACTACCACCAGTAACTTTCATACCATTGATTAACCCACATACAAGTACATTTCCGTTAACATCAGTAATTTTACAATGTGGACGGCCATATGTTAAAAGTTTTAATTCTTTGGTTTTTTGAGCATCTAATTTTTTTAATGATAAAGTTAAAACTTGTTCATAATATGTAGTTCCAGCATCAGCGTTTGACATAATATTTTCTACAAAGTTGTTTGCTGTACTATTTAGTTCATATTTATACCAAGTAGGTGAACCTGAAAATGAATTAATCACATCAGTATCTGTTACATCGTAATTTATAACTCCTAATGTTCCTAAGTCTGCAAATTCCACATATAAAAGACCACCTTGGGTATCTGAGCAAGGGTTTGTAATCCCTTGTGTTAAGTTACAAGCCATATTATTTTAGTTTTTATTTGTAAAAAAGGAGAAGAATATTCTTCTCCTTTTTATTATTATTGTTATTTGCGTTTTTAATTACGCTTTGTGAAGTACAACTTCACCAGGATATACAACTTTTACGCCAGCAGTATATACCATTTTGATTCTAACGTTATCAGATAAATCTTTATCGTGCATATCAAGGATTTCGATTGATTGGAAATCATTCATTAATCCTGTTCCAAACCAGATGTTACCAACTTGATAAGCTACAATTGTACCAGCAGGTAAATTAGGAACTACGTTAAGTTCATAACCTTCAAAATCTAATGGTTTTTCACCAACACTATATTGGTTTAAATATCCAGAAGTTGATAAAGCTCTTGTATAAGCTCTAGCTACGTTAGGAGCTACAACAATTTTAAAATCTGCTGCACCTAATACTGCATCAGGCACTGCATCTAATACTGCTTGTAAAGTGTTAACTATGTTAGCAGCTGTAACAGCTGAATATGTAACTGAAATTGAAGAACCAGCTACATCATTTAAGATACCACCGAATTCACCATCAGTTGCACCTGAACCAGTCCAAATATTTGAATCGATTGTATTAGCTTCAGTTGCTAAAATTCTTCCAATTAAGAAATCAGAAAATTGAGCTGGTAAGTTTTCGTTATTAGCTCCAAGACCCATAGAAGCTGCTTCCCAGTCTGCTACGAAATCTTCTTTACACAATTGCATAGGAACCATTAATTTTTTTGGTTCAAGAATTTCTTCTGTTAATGTTACAGAACCACCTGGAGTGAAATCACAAGTGAAATCAGTTGTTCCGTTTGATAAAGCTACTTTTTTAACTGTAGATTTATATTTAATGTTTGGTCTAATTGATATTAAACCATTTTTGATAGTTACCGCTTCATTTATTGCTGAAGCAAAGTATTTACCAGCGAATTCACCTTTGTAATTAGAGGTTACTGAAGTGCTTGTTGCCATAATTTTTTAGTTTTTTTTTATTTTTTAATATTATTTAATCTTTCCCAGATTCTACCTTGAACAGTTTTAGCGGTTAACTCTAAGGAATTAGTGTTTGAGTTAAAGTCGTCAGGACTATTTCTAATTTTGGTTGCTGCTGGTTGAGTTGAAAGTTCTACCTTCAATGTTTCAATTTCAGCATCTTTTTTTTCAATAGTCACATTTGATAAATTCAAATTTGCTTTCATCTCATTAACTAAAGATACTAGAGCATCAAATTCTTTTCTAGTTACATTATATACCACATCCTCAACAGAATCATCTGTTGGTGCGTCAACTGGAATATCACCTTCTGCTGCTGCTTCTACTGGAGCTTCTACTGGAGCTTCTACTGGAGCTTCTACTGGAGTTATACTATCAATTATACCTTCTTCCTTAACTTCAAGAATAGTTCCATCCTCTAATTTATAAGTTCCAATAGGCATAGCAATAGAATCACCAGATTTAGTTACAATAAAAATCGATTGACCAGCTTCAAAAGATTCAGCTTCTATGACTGTAATACCATCTTCTAATTTTATTTTAGCCAATTTAATGGAATGAACAAAAGGAGATAATGCTATAAGCATATTTTTTAACGTTTCTTTTAATGTCATAATTTTATTTTTTATATTCAAATAACTTATTATTATTTAAGTGTTTCATTTTCATCACTTAATTTTTTTAATATCTCTACCAATTCTTGTAACATATTATTTTCTTCTTCGGTAATTTCTTCAATTTTTTCAGTTATAATTTCTTCTTTTGATTGTTTTAAAACAGCATCAGCAAATTTACCCTCAATTGAAAATCCTTTTATAATACCAGCTTTTACATCTTCCCAAATTTGGTCATTATCGATTCTTGCAATTACCATCCAAGTTCCAATTGGCATATCTTCATATCCAAATAAACTTGATTTATCTAATTTTAAATCTTCTTTAACCCAAGACTCAATAAAGGTTACACCTTCAACTTCTATTGCGTGTTGATAAGTTGCATTCTTTTGATTACCCATTTCAATAAAACGTTGTGCAGCTTTACGTACTGTTTTAGGTGAAAAATGAATATAGAAATATTGTCTTTCTTTATTAGGTTCATCATAAACTCTAAGTATCATTTTATTAGGTACTAATACAGGACCCATAACCATACGTTTTTCTTCATCGTGTATAGCTAACTTAATAATATGTTCTTTATTGAAGTGAACGAAGTTCCTTTCAATAGCTCCTTCATCAACTAATGAGATAGAACCAATACCTGAAATTAAGTCATCACCCACTATTAATTCTATTATTTCAAATAATCCATTCATAATATTCTTTTTTTAAATAATCTTATTTTTATTTATTGTTTCATTTATCTACCAAAAGTAGCACTGGTTTCAATTTCTCTATCCATTTGTTGTTGTAATGTAACATCAGTTGAAACTACATAGGCTTTAATTGGCTCGTTTTGTTGATTATTAATTGCTTGACCTAATTGATTAGTCTCTGATTGACCTACAACGTTAAAACTTGGTGCAATACTTTGAATAGATGGGGTAGAAGCACCAGCACCAGCACCA